TGTCTGTCAGGCTAACCCCGGAATTTACCGCCCGGGGAGTCACTTTTTGCCACGCTTTGGCTGAGAGGCCCTCTGCGGGCGCTTCTGTGTCGGTTTCTTGAGAGGTTGCGTGTTCGGTGATGCGGGTCCTCGCTGCTGTTTCCGGGCCGTTCTAATCGCGCCCGTCGCTGCCATACCTGCTGCTTCACCTAGCGCGGCCCCTGCAGGGCCGCCCAATGCGCCCCCAATGAGGGGTGCCACTATTGGTGCAATCGTCTCCACGACGTCTAAAAACCATTCACCCAATCCGTTATCTACAACGGGTACGGCTATCGGCATGACTTGCATTGCATCTGTTATCATTTGCAAAGCAAAGGCATCCGGTGAAGCCGATGGGCGGGCGAGTGTGATAAGCGCCTCCTGACTTCGTTCAGGAAACGTTTCTAGGTACCATACCACCGTTATCGTAAACGTACTGTTGGTATTTAACCCAGTGAGCGCGACTGCCTTCGCGCCCATAGGAACCCATACATGGGCAGGGAATACAACCGGTGCGTCCGCATCCACGCTATTCAAAGGGTGTGGAAACAGTACCGCATCGCCGTTGATTGTGCCTACATGATCGTAGCCAACCAACGCATTGGTAGTGTACCATGGTTGTTTGTATTGGGGGGGCAGCGGTGGATTCTCTTCCGTCATGAAAGGCATTACCATGTAACACCCTCTCGCTGCAGCCCATTGTCTGCTCCCTTCGTACTCCAGCCAACCGAAGTAATTTGAAGGATATCTCGTAATCTGTTGAGCCGCAACTGCTGTCTGCGTCAACGCTACCGAGTCCCATGTTAGGGGCCCTACATTTGCTACCGAAGTCACAGCCGCCGTTTCCGGAAGCTGGATTATCGTCATCGTGCCCTGCTTATAAATCTCTGCCGTGACGTCCTGTACTTCTATCCCCCAGCCGCACAAGCGACCAATGGAATTACAGTACACGTCATCAATAGAGATATAATTGCTAGCGGTACGAGACCCGGCTATAAAATTAGTAGATGAGAATTGCTCGATGACCATCGGTGCCAACCACAAGTTGGTCGCCGCGTCATCGGCAATCGTTGAGATATTTAGGTTCTGCCTAGAGGACAACCCATTTTCCCAGCCCGATAGGATCGGGTTGGTCGATATCACAATCGAGTGTCCATCCCCCGTACTCTTTACGGTTAGTGATGAACGTATGGTTCGACAAACTGACGGCGCGACCTGCTGGTCTGGCCATCCACGCCATCTGTCGATTAGACTGTCGTGAAAAGGATCGGTTGCTACGATAAAGGCTGCTCGCCCGTTTTCCGTTAGCTTCCCTCTCTTCACTAAAGAATCAAGAATTCGGTCTCCCTTGGAAACTGATGCTCTCATTTTGCGTGACCTGGAATTTAACCTCGTGATGTCCTTCGTAAAGGACGCGGTTATTCGCTGGACTCTGTGTCCCTCCCCCCTAACCTCCACTAACGCGGGGGGCCTCTCCTACACCCTAGCCATAATCGCGGCCACTAAGGACCACAAAGCCAGGGTGACAGGCTATGCCGGGAAACGCTGCAGTTCGGAATTCGTACTCCATCGAGAATACCTCAATGTCGTCCAAACCATACCGGATTGCTATCATCTCCAACGCTTCATTGCGATTTATATCGTCCGATGAAGTGTACACAACCTTATGAGCCTCTATAAATTGGTGGCATACTGGTCTTCTTGTCCGAGACTCACTCGGTACATAGATTCCTTTAAATCCACTATATCGTTTTAACAAAGGCCCCAAAATAGGATAATCGCTCGGTACATTGCCGAACGAGGATGCCATGGCGGATGCTGCGGCCTCCCAGGCTTGTTGAGGAGTCGCGGTTTTATAGATCATTTTCGGGTCCGTCAATATCTTCCCAAGCTTGATCGCTTGTGAAGGCAGCGGCACCCATGTCATGGTATCCGAAGAAGGGACCCACCATCCCTTAAGAAAAGTACCTAACCGTAAATCGGTGTGCCTCTGGAATTTTGAAATCAACCCCAACTCAGCTTGGTACTTAACAAAGTCCAACGTATCACTCTTCACGCAAGTGTAATAAATCGAACAAATATTAATTAAAGTATTCCCGATCGTGGTATCGGGAGCACCGGTGGCGCGTTGATAGGGCATCGGACATTTCATCTTCACCCCCAAGCTCTTGTTCTCATATTTCGCTGTGGATAACATCGCTAAGAACAACCGCCGGCACACTGATCGGGGCACACCTAGGAACAATAATAATTGAAATTCCGTCTCCAGTGCGTGCGCCCCTTGTGTTCGGTCCATCTTCGTAAAATCATTCTCAGCGACCCACACGCTTCCGAACTCATTCACTAGACCGTAAAAATCATCCCCCGACACTATGCATGCCAGACGACGCGTACTCCCACATACCCATTGGTACGACTCTCGCCACCAGTCATCTAATTCGACCGATACGCGGCCCGAACCAATTGAAATCGTTACCTCCCAAGATCCCCACATGTACACCACATTCTCGTTGCATATCGCTTTTAACCGCTCCATCGCTCGTGCGATACTTGGAGCTGCATCAGCTTGTACAAAAGGGGAGACCGCCTTAACAATGCGGCCTTTTATCCCTCCATCTTCATCAGGGCGTGGAAAGAGAACTTCGTCCCCTTTCAAAAACATCCCTGATTTCAATACGATGTCTCCGTCCTTTCGAGTTTGCACGGCCTCTCTTGCCCGCACCTTCTTATTAGCTCCAGAAAAGTGCTCAGCCCACTCATCTCTTTTCAGAGGAGGGCCGTCAGGAAAGAAAAATCTTCTAGCAAAGAAGGTTCGGCTCATATCTTTTGCGAGCCATTCCCATCTCGGTCTCAGAGGACAAGGATCATCTATCTCATACTTCTCCAAAGGCCGCCAATTACCGTACCCAAACGTACACTCCTTCAGAGGACGCTCACAGGTAGCAGTTATCGGCACATCGCATAAATTGCGTTGGTGATAAGCATGTAAAAAATGGAAGAAACCATGTGGCCTAACCATCATGGCGTTAGTCCCCAACAAAACATAAAGGGAACTAGGGGGGGTGGTATCCACGAAATCACTTGGATAACCGTACGTCCCTGCGGGACGCTGGTGTGCCGGAAGTATAGCGCGTTCCGGCGGGAGAGAAAACGAGGTATAGGTGTATTCCAAGTGCTTGCCTTCGCTATAAGCCTCTCTGAAATTTTCCTCGTCTGTTGGAGTGTCAGATCCAAACCAATATTTCAACGCCTCCCATAAACAGCAGGCTGTCACCGCTCCAAATCCTAGGAGACTAAACAGCCCTGCTGCACTGGCAGGAGGAACATCGGGTACAGGACACGTGTTCACCGCGAATTTTAGGCGATTTGCTTCCTCAGCATATTGAAATACTACTGCGGGTATCCGCTCGTGCGCGGTTATCGCCAAAAAAACCAGGATTCCACATAAACCTGAAAATGGATCTTTCAACGTCTCCCATACGGCCATTAATGTAACCGCGGGGAGGGTGAAAGCGCCTGAGCGGAGCATCTGGAAAGTGCTCAGTCCCGCGCAGACGTTGTGAACGGCATGGGCAGCTGACGGCCGTGGCGTCAATGTAAAAACCCAATGAATCAGCAATCGTGTAAAAAACCGGCTTGGTGTGCCGTACGACTCTATCAAAGCGAGTGCCGGCAACACAATCATTGGCCAGCGTTTCTTCAGCCACTCCTCGTAAATTGGGGCGGCTGCTATGATCGCTGTCCCGGATATATACGAAAACACCTGTGTTGTCCATGGTGCTCCGGGAGGAAATATTAACGCGGTTGTGCTCTCAAAATCGAGTTTCAATTCCGCATACGTAAATGGGTTTTTAAGAAGATAAGCTCTCGCGGTGACGTGTGGTCTCATTTCGCCTTCTACGACTTTGGTGACCATAGGGCTGCTTACTTCAATCACAGCGTCCTTCACTTCTACGACTTTCACTCCAGCACTTACCACCACTTCTCTCGCGCGGGTCCACTTTGTAGTGACCCATTGTATTAGCGCGCTCAAACTCACTGCGCTTCCCCCCGCAGCTAATCGCACAATCGCAATTATCGCCTTCAGGGTTTGCAACGGGGATCCTATTATCGACATCACTGCCTTAAACAAAATCGCCGCGGCTGCAGCTGAGCATAGTAAAGTGGGTAATGGGATTGCATCCCTGTGCCCGTTTGGAGTTAATTTGTTCCTAGTTATTTTAAACATTTCGACAATGGGTCCATACGCGCGCGCAGCCAACTCCCACGTGTACGCATCTTCCTCGAAAGACGCCCACGTGATATAAGTCACTGTGTCGCACGCAACCTGTCTCTGAGTGTACGGCACTGATCGCCAGAAACTCTCATACTTTGGGTTGCCCAGCATCGCAGTCACTTCTGAAGTTAACTGCGATAGCTGATATGGTTGTCTAGTTTTCAAACATGAGCGGCTGCCAAATTCTGCATCCGCCGGTAAAAATACCAGGAGGGGACGGTCGTATATACTATTACTCCACCAAGATTGCACCTTGGCGGATAGTTTTTGATGCCACGTCCGAGGCTCTACGAATCTCTCTACCAAGAGATCCTCATCACACTTGGGTACTAGTGTGGTTGTGGGTACCAAATGGTCCAGTGTCGTCCGGTTGATCACGATTATTGTATAACTCGCTACCGTTCGATAAACATCCCATACTGCGTTTGCACCGATTCCTCGATACATATTGTTCGCCAGCCAGAATGAATTCGGTGGATGTGGTGTCCAGGCTGTCTCCCCTTCTCCGGGTCTGTGACAGATCTTGCCTTTCTCCTTATGAAACACGCTCTCCCCTGAGAAACGTGTCCCCGCTATTACCTCATCATCGAAAATTTGTACTACCAATACAAAGGTCGGACTGCCCGTAGCTAAGAAGTCTTCTAACAATTCCTCCGGCGCTTGATTGTATAGGTCCACTCCTACGAGCAGATCTGACACTGTTGCGCGTGTCGAAGGTTCGGTTTGTAACCGAGTGTGGTACGAAACATGATCTTTGGGTGTAATCAGTGGTCGAAACCATGTTACTGGTACACCAGTCCACATTGTTAGGCACTTCGTCAGATTGCGGTATGAATCCATCAACCGCTGCGATCCGTAATAATCTACGATTCGCGTCTGCGAGGGCATATTGTGCGCAATGCTTAGAAGCTTGTCTAATGCTATCGTCTCGGCAACGCGCCGAGCCGCCCTTGCTAAAGGGTGCGTTATGAGGTGTGGGGTCGTCGACATTCTATAAGCCATGCCTGCTGCCTCCACGAAATTTTTAGCGGAATCGCTATCCACGGTGATGGTCCGTTCCATCAACACTTTGTGGGCCAACTCAAACCAAGCATCTCTTGCTGTGCGCTTGGCGAGGGTATATGAGGCTTTCACTTCCTTCTCGTTGGGAAGGGGTACCCGAGCTTTGCCCGGCGGTTGTACCGTAATCAGTGAGTGCCATGTGGGACCGGCTTTTGGTCCCTTAGCAGGTGGTGCTCCCGGTGGTGTCCCGGCTGCTGGCGCGCCCCCGACGGGTGGTCCTCCAGCTGCTCCTCCTACAGGGGGGATTGGTGCGGGTGAGGCCCCTGTGGCCGTTCCCGCTGATGAGGGCGGACCCCCACCTCCTCTCCCCCCGCCCCCGCGACCTCGGTTTCCGCGGCCGCGGCTTCGAGTTGCACCAGTGCGTGCAGCGGGTGGTTGTCCCACCCCTGCAGCTCCACTGGAGCTCTCGGAGGGGGCAGATGCTGTCTCTGCCCCCTGGCCCTGTTGGGCCGGGAGGGAGTCGTCGACTCCCTCCCTGTGGGTCCGGCTCTGTGCCGCCCCACGTCGCTTACCTCTTGAGGTAAAACTACG